AAGCGTGTCGAGAGCAGCCGCATTGAGCGCATTGACCATGCCACCGGCGTGAGCCGGACGGTCGATGATCAACTCCCTCCCATCCCGTGGACGGATGTAGTCAGGCATCGTCTCGTCGTCATGATCAAGAACGAACACCAACCGGGTATGTGGGTTCCGGCGTGTGGCCTCCAGGGAGTCCCACAACGCCCAGGCCGCATCAGGCCGACCACGGGTAGGGCAAAGGATCGTGATGCTCATCGGCGGAGCAGTAGAACCACTACCACCACGATGAGGATGATGACCGCCAGCATTTCCAGCGTCATCTTCTACGTCTCGTCGTAGCTGTACGAAATCGTCTCCTGCGTCCAGTTGCCAGGCCCACAGGTCGCGTCCACCACGAGCTGGAAGACGCTGTACTTGGTCGTCGCGTTGGTCGCCGTGTAGCTGGCGCTGTCCCACGTGGCCTTGTTCCCCGACGTGTACGTCGTGAACGCCGCGTTGGCGACGGTGCTCGCGCCAGTCGTCGGGGTGGCACCGGTGACGTACGCCCCCGTGAAGTTCAGGGTCGTCGATGTCTGGACCGCACCGTCACCCCAGACCTTGAAGTTGGTGACGCCGTTGGCCGGGGCCGCGTCCACCTTGAGCTTGAGCCACTTCTCATAGCTGTTGGTGCCCACGGTGATCGGGTTGGCCTGACGGTTGGCCAGTGAGTTGGTCGCGTTGTCGGCGCTCTCGAAGTCGATGCCCGTCACCGACCCCGATTCAGTGCCTGCGCTCGCGCCTGTGTAGACGCGCAACGTCAAAGTTGCTGCCACTTAGTCCTCCAGTGACTCGTTGGGGCTGTCGTCCGGTGACGCCGCCTTCGTCTTCGGCGTAGGCGTTTGCTGGCCCGGAGTCCGCCCTCGGTTCTGGTTTTGCAGTTCGATCAGCTCGCGCACTGTCGGGATGTCCTTCACCCTCACCGCACCCTGCGGCGTCTGCATGATCAGGTCGTCGTACTCCTCGCCCTTGAGCGGCTCGCGGCCGTCTTCGATACGAGCTTCATTCGTCGTCTTCCACGGCGACCCGGCCAGCGCGAGCTTGTTGATCTCCGCCTTAGCCGTTGTTTCCTTGAGGTTGAGCGCGGTGAACCTGAACGCCAGGTTGTTGGTGTCCCCGCCGAACGTCTCGTCCCAGACGATCTCCTCGGTGAGGTAGTCCTGGAGCAGGCTCATCAGTGTTCGGAGACCACGGTCCTCGCTGATCTGTAGCTGAATCTCGGCAGTGGAACGGTTCACATCGAACGTGACACCGAGGTCTTGAGGCGACAGACCAAAGACGACCGCGATCTTCCGAACCAGGTAAACCTGCCATTCCAGGAACTGCATGTCCCGGTTGCTCGACCGGAACGGAATCCACTTGGCGTTCTTCGAGCCACCGATGAAGCCCATCGCTCCACGCCCCGCGACCTCCTGCTCGAAGAAGGTGCGGAACTCGATGACCTGATCGCGCGTGATTCCTTCACCCAGGTCCATAACGCCGTCTGGTGCAGCGCCTCGAACCTGGCGAGCGTTGTACTCGTGGCCGAACAGCTCGGCCTCGATCGTCATGCGCAGGGTCTCCAGCGGCGCAAGGCCGACTGGTGAGTACGAGCGCGGGTTGGCGATCATGTAGATGAAGTCCTGGTTGAGCCAGCGCGCCCGCTCCTGCCAGTTGTCGGGATACCAGAAGTAGCGCGCCTCAAGCGGGTCGCCGTCCCAGAGGGCGTTGACCTTCACTGTGCCGCCATCAACCGGCCACAGCTCCAACAGCTCACCCCGGAGGTTGCGCACCTTCTCGATGCAGCCCGCGTCCAGCACCATCAGGTCCTCGATGACCGGCTCGATGAAGCTGCGGAAGCTGTCGTTGCGTGGGTTGGGCGTGCGCAGGAACTCTTCGAGGTCACGCTGGAGGCGCTTGGGGTAGGGCTTGGTGTTGTCGGCCGGGACGATCTTCCACTCAGCCGATGAAACCTGGCTGCGCCGGATGTTGACCGCCCCACGGACCCACTCGGAGTGCTCGGCCCAATTACGGAAGAGGCCCACGTTGGACTTTCCAACGCGGCCCTTGTCGTTATTGGTTGCAACAGCAAACGGTGCTGCCGAAGCAGGCAGGTTCTTCGGTGACGACTTCCCCGACAGCGTGACCGGGACGAGAGCGCGAACAGCCTCGACGACGGCTCCCATCAGCGGTTCTCCCGGAAGTGCTGGTTGATCAGCGACTTCTGGGCCGCCGCGAGGCGATTTTTCATCAGTGCCTGATTTGCGGCTCGAATGGCCTGATCATAGGTCATCGTGTGAGTCTCAAGTCCCTTCATGAGCACGCCAACGTGGTGCGGCACCAGCCGCTCGCCGTCCCGGAATTCCACGTTGACCAATGGCTCGCCCACGGCTATCTCCCTATCGATCCGAAGAAGAAGCCGGATGAGCCGGTTTCCATGGCGAGTCCCAGGGCATCGATCATGTCATCGTGGCCCTTGGGGAATTGGAGCAGCTCGATCTCGAAGTTCGAGCCTTCTAGTGACTGATGATGAAAAACCTTCCCGGCCTCGTACCGGGCGGCTACCGCTCGCGCTCTCGTCACCTTGTCCACGTCAGAACGCTTACCGATCACCGGTAGGCGGGTGGTACTCAACAGGTCCTGCACAAGCGCCGACTGGAACTGGTTGTTTTCCACCAGAATGCGCTCGATCTGTGGATATGCGTGAGCGCCGTCAATGACGAAGTTGCGGTGGCCGGTAGCTCGCTTATCCCTCACCACCGACAGGACGTAGACGTTCATGTCCTCGTCCTCGGCGATCGTGACCCTGGCGGTGTAGTCCGCCTCCTCACGCTCGCTGGTGGCGAGGTCCACGCCCATCTTGAATCGGTATCGCTTGTTCTTCGGCAGCTCCCGGAAGTAGTGCTGGGCGTACCACTGCCTCAAGAAGATGTTGCCGGTCATCAGGCCGGAGATGTCGTTCAGGTACGAGCACGCGAACATCGCGCTGCCCATGTCCCGGCGCTCCTGCTCCAGCTTGTTGATCGGCCAAACGGATGGCCAGAGCGCAATTGGCTTCTGGTGCTTCTTGTCAGCCGGGTCGTATGTGATCGCGCTCTTTACTAGCGACGGCCACTTCTTGTCTTCGATGAGCTGCTGGTACAGATCGCCCTCTGCCCAGCGCGTCCCGATCATGATCACCGAGCCACCTGGAGCGAGACACGGCTTGAGCGTCTTCCAGAACCAGGTGTTGATCTTCTCCGCCTGCTCGGGATTCGCGTAGTTCTCTTCATCGATGATGTCATCACAAAGAATGAGATCAAATCGCTTCGAGATGATGGCCCCGCCAGCTCCGGCGGAGTACATCGTTACGTCCTTCGACCCGTGCAGCGGTGAGCCGCGCTGGACCCACTCAACGTCGGTCCACTTGTGATCTCCGGCCAGGTTGCCAAATACGTTCTTGAACCGGTCGTTGGCCTCCATCGTCCAGCGAATAGCTCGCGAGAAGGCGTTGGCCTGCTTGGCGGTGTTCGAGATCAGGCCGATCCTGATGTTCGAGTGTTGCGCCACGAGGAACGACAGGAGGATGGTGTTGGCCCACGTCGTCTTGGCGTGACCACGCGGCTCCAGCACAACACCGTGCTCACCTGCCGATAGGCGGTCCAGAATCCATGTGACTAGCTCGCGGTGGTGCTCAGCGGCCTCGTAGCCGAAAACGTATTCACCGAAGCTGAAAACGTCAGTTCGGGCGAGTTCCTGGAGACTCGCCTGGAGCAGCTCCTCCCAGAACGCTGTCGGTAGCGATTTGTCCTCTAGCAGTTTCTGCAACTCGTCGGAGGAAGTCGGCATCGACCGACCGCGCGGGCGTGACGTTGATAGTGTTTCGGTCGTCACCTGCGCCTCCTTCCTCTTGGCCCAACAGGACCGCTAGTGTGCGGATCGCGTCCATCGCGTCCTTCGGTGAGATGGGAATCTTGCGAGCGGCCAGGCCCTCGGCGAATACCGTCAGCGTGGCCCGTAGAACCTTGATCGAGTCTTCGAGGATGACGCCCTTGACGTTGCCCGCCTCGGCCGCCATCGCCTCGTATGTCTTGCGCGACAGCGCGCTGTTGTAGGCAACCTTCTTGCCCGCCCAATCCTCCTTGCGCGCATACGCAGCAAGGGAGCTGAACGAGACGCCATGTGCGGCGGCCAGCGCCCGGAGGCTGATGTCGCCTGTCACGTATTCGTGCTCGACCGCTTTCGGGTCGTACTTGCGTGGGCCTGTCGGCATGGTTCCTCCTAGTTGGCGAGGAAGTCAGCCGCTACCCGCTCCAGGGCCTGCCAGTCCTCGATCTCATCCCCGTCCTTGGCCTTTTCGATGGCCTCGTCGAGTACAAGGTTTACCTCATCAGGCAAGCGGAAAGTACGCTCGACCCAGGACGATCCCTTCCTCGGTGAAGGTTTCGGAGCTGTCGGCGTTTTGCTTTCTAGCGAACTCCAGTCGAAGCTCGACAGGCTCGTCAGCCCGGCCAGCGCCTCTGGGGTGAACGGCATTCCTGCCAGCACTTCCTCGGGCGACCCCTTCGCCAGAAGGTCATCCAGGAGCGATCCGAGCTTCTTGGGGTCGTGACGACCTTTCAGCTCATTCAGGATGATCCCGAGGGCGATTGCCTCGTCATCGGAGATCGGCCCGACGTTCAGGTATGGGATCACCTT